CACTTAGAAGCATTGCAGAGTCGTTGTCACTTTCTGGACCTGACTATTGATGGTGATCGTGACAAAATGTTGCGTATCAAGCAGGTACATCGTGATGCTGATGGTGGTTTGTTTAAAGACTATGACTTCACGGAAGAACAATCACAAATTGTGATTGACTTTATGTGGGACAATCATACAAAACTACGTGAAGTGTCCTTGCGTATGTGCTTGAAGATTGCTGACTTGGTAAAGATCAGTCCCGGTAACTGGAAGAATCTTGCACGTACAACGTGTATGAAATCTGCTTAATTGCAGTATCATATTTAGGGGACACTATGTCCCCTTTTTTTGCCTTTGTCTTTGACGTTTACCATTAAATCTGTTATAATTTCATTTATGAACAATATATTGTCAGCCGAATCACTGTTAAATTATATGATTGATCCTAATAATGATATTAGGTTAAGCCGATATGATAAGAAGTTTTTCCACAATATTAATTTATTGGTCACTCAAGGGTCTGACATTACCGAAAATCAAAATACTTTATTCAATAAATTGTTGACTAAATATAGAAGACAGTTTGCTAGTAAAGGGTTATCAATCGATGATATAACCAGTTTACCTTGGACAACACTAACTGTCATACCAAGCTCACCTGCATACACTCACGCCTTTATTGAAATATCCGGCAGTCAAATATTCTTTCGTTCTCCTTACAAAATTAAATTTATTGAGGACCTTAGACAAGAGGATTATTTCACGTGGGTAAAAAATGAAAAGAAATATGTAGGTAAATACTCAACTCTTGCATTGAAATACTTGTATGATATTGCAAAAACGCATTTTGAACAAATTCACTATTGTGAAACAACAACTAAAATGTTGCAGGATTTAGAGCAGTACAATAAGATTAAATTTTGGCAACCCACTCTTGTTAACGTAAATGGAAATTTGCTAATTGCCGCACAAAATGATATACTTGCTAATGTAACAAAAGATATGACAATTGATTATTCATTGGAATCACTTTCTAAGTTAGTTTTCTATGGTGTAAGCATTGATGAGAGCGTGATATTAGACGCAAATAATAGGTTAGGTGGATCTCCGGAAACACTAAGTTATTTAAAGTTTGCCTGTAATAGAAATCCAACTTTTGAAATAGATCAGCCTGAACTGTTAAGTGCTTTACTAAAGAGAATAGGGTGTGATTTCGTACTGATTTTTAATTATAGACTAAATGATAGTCATTATAAAATCATTGAATGTTTAGAGAAACATAATATAGAATGTGCTTCTGTTAGCACCGAAAATGATATAAAACATTTTAATAAAAGCATAGGGAAGACTTTAACAGAAATGGTAAATACTGCTAAGTTACCGATACAGTTAAACTTCAAACGTTTTTCTATATATGAATATACAACAATGGCAAAAACAATCAACATGGTAGACTCACGCCCTATAGAAACAAATTATGAAACAATGTAAATTAATTATTAAAGACGAAGTTAATGTAAAGATAGAGGGTCTTGAACTAACAGAGCGTAAAGCACTGACAAAACTGTTTGAGTATGAAATACCCGGTGCACGTTATCTCCCTGCAGTTAGACTAGGTAGATGGAATGGTAAGGTAAGCTACTTCAGTTTAGGTGGTAGTAGTTATATTAATTTGCTACCCGAGATTCTTCCGGTGTTGGATCGTGCAGGATATGATATTGAACTGGAAGATACACGTGATTATCAAACAAACTTTGAATTCACACAAGTGTCCGAGGGTACGTTCAAACATAAGAACTGGCCTAAAGGTCATCCCAAAGAAGGACATCCAGTAGAACTACGTGACTATCAAATTGAAATTGTTAATAACTTTTTAAAGAATCCACAGTCATTGCAAGAGATTGCTACAGGCGCAGGTAAAACATTGATGACTGCCGCACTAAGTTATAGTATAGAACAATATGGTCGTAGTATTGTCATTGTTCCGAATAAGTCATTAGTAACACAAACAGAAGCAGATTACATTAACCTTGGATTAGATGTTGGTGTATACTTTGGTGACCGTAAAGAATACAACAAGACACATACAATCTGCACTTGGCAAAGTCTTAACAATATGCTTAAGAAAACAAAAGCCGGTGAAGCAGAAGTAGATATCTTAGATTTTATTGAAGGTGTTGTTTGTGTCATGGTTGACGAGGTGCATATGGCTAAAGCTGACGCACTTAAAACATTGCTTACCGGAGTATTCAGTAGAGTACCTATTCGTTGGGGACTAACAGGAACTATACCTAAAGCTAAATATGAAGCGCAAAGCATCTATGTAAGTTTGGGTAATGTAATTGGTAAATTAAGTGCAAGTGAATTACAGGATCAAGGTGTATTAGCACGGTGTCACGTTAACATTATGCAATTACAAGATGGTAAAGAGTTTACTAACTATCAAAGCGAATTGAAACACTTATTGGAAGATGGTGAGCGATTGGACAAGATAGCTAGTTTAATTAGCGGTATCAATGATACAGGTAATACATTGATTCTAGTAGATAGAGTTAATGCAGGAAAAGAGATTGTCAGTAGATTACCCGGTAGTGTGTTTGTTAGCGGTGCTACTAATATGGTTGAAAGGAAAGAAGAATATGACGAAGTTGCAACCGCAAGTAATAAAATTATTGTGGCAACATATGGTGTGGCTGCTGTTGGTATCAACATACCTAGGATTTTTAATCTGGTTCTCATTGAACCTGGAAAATCATTCGTCCGTGTTATCCAAAGTATCGGTAGAGGCATTCGTAAAGCAGAAGATAAAGACCATGTCCAAATCTACGATATAACAAGTAGTTGTAAATTTGCCAAACGGCACTTGACCCAACGTAAAGCATTTTACAAAGAAGCAAACTACCCGTTTGATGTAGAAAAGTTGACTTACAGATAAGATTGTGATAGAATAACACTATGCGTATATTAACACTTGAAAACGAATTCTATAACTTAGAAACACTTCCCGAAGAGATTGATGACTTGAGGTTTGCTATACTAGACAATAGCAATCCTAACAATGTAGATTATCATTACATCCCATTAATCTTTTTAGAATCATTCAGTAGCCCTGCTCTTGTACTACGTATCGGAAACAGTACAATTAAGATGCCAGTAGATTGGCAGATATTGATTGGTGAACAAGAACACGGTGACCTAGAGACACTACCACTAACAAGTATCAATGATAGAGGCTTCAATGCTTTTGAGTTTAATCCACTCAGTTCATTTAGTCCAAGCTTCTTACCAATTGAAATTATCGATATCTATCACGATGTAACTTGGTATGCTCCTCGGTTGAAGAATGGTCAATTCTTATGTGTACCAATTGAAGATGGACCTAAACCTCGTTGTGTATACTTTGTAAAAGAGATTAGTCGTAATTGTGAGATTGTAGATTATAGTCAGGCATTCTAATGGCAACTAAAAAAGCGGCAGTACCTGTTGATGAAAAGTTTGAGAAACAAGACTTTAACTTGTTTGATTCTCTTGCGGCAATTGACAAGAAAGATTACTTTTGGTATAAGAATCTAACAGACGAACAGCGCAAGGGTTTTGTTGTGTATATGATGACACACTGGGCTAGTGCAATTAAAGGTACTGGTGATATCCCTCGCTATTATCTACAAAGTGTAGATGAGATTGCCAATAGATATCTATTTAATGAACACGTACAAAAACATCCTGAACTACAATGGATGATGTTGTGTGCGGCTAGTCCCGGTATAGGTAAACAGTTTCATCAATGGATACCTCACTTGAAGTCTAAGGTTGTTGAACTAAAAGAACCAGCGAAACTCAAAGACGTTAAAGAATATTACACTAAGATTTATTCTAAGATTAGTCCCGACGATATTGAAGAATTATCAAAAGCATTCGTACAAGAACATAAAAAGAAATGCTACTTAGCAGAGACATTCCCGACATTAAAACAATCAGATATAGAAACACTTAGTCAACTAATTACAGATGAAGATATTAGAAAATATGAGCAAGAAAGAGGCAATTGAAACTCCAGTAAAATATGGCTGTGAATTTTGCAAGCGTGAATTCTTGCGAGAAAGTACAGTGATGAAACACATATGTGAGTATAAACATAGATGGTTAGAGCGAGACAAACACGGTAGTCGTATGGGCTTTCAGGCATTTCTGCAATTCTACGCAAAACATACTGCTAGTAAAAAGAAGAAAACGCAGGAAGAATTCATCAAGAGTTCCTACTACACAGCCTTCATTAAGTTTGGTAACTATTGTGTTGATGCAAAAGTAATCAATCCTAGTAGATATGTTGATTGGTTATTAAAAAAGAACATAGGTGTTGACACTTGGAATACTGACAGTAACTATAATAAGTTCCTGTGTGAGTATATGCGTATCGAAGATCCATTTGATGCACTAGCACGAACGATTGAATTTAGTATTGAGTTAGCTGAAAAAGAAAACATCCAGTCGCACGATATTCTTAGATATGCAAATGTAAATAGAATATGTTATGCAATTACTTCAGGTAAGATAAGTCCGTGGGCATTGTTTCATAGCGATAGCGGCATTAAGTTTTTAGAGAAGCTTGACCCATCACAAGAAAAAATGATTATGGATTACATTGATCCTCAACTTTGGGCTATGAAGTTTTCTAAAGAAACTGATATTGTAGTTCAAGTAAAAGATTTATTAAAACAAGCACGATGGTGATACGATTTATAATATTATTATTTTTTATGTGTCCTGCGCAGGCTTCATATGGCTTGTTTAACTATACACACGAACGTTACGAACACAGTAAAAATGTTGAAGAACAACGTAGTATTGCCAGTGTCACTAAGTTGTTTACTGCATATACTGTAATTAATAGTGGGGTAGATTTATCAGAAAGAGTTCTAGTAAAAGGAAAAGCCGGCGGTCGATTCAATCGTGGAATTATGATTGAACGTTATGAATTGATGAGAGCTATGCTGATGAGTAGTGATAACTTAGCCGCAGAGAGTTTAGCATATGGTCATCCTACTGGATATAATAGTTTCATAAATGAAGTTAATAGTAATATACGACTGTTAGGATTGCGTGATACTGTTATTGTAGACTCAACTGGATTGTTAGCTGGGAATAAAAGTACAGTAAATGACCTGTCTAAGTTTTTATTAAAGCTTTCAACTATCGATGTTATCAAACGTTTGTCCACAGAGAAATTTTATATCTATCAGTACAAAAAAGGTAAGAAAACAGTTAAGATTCAAATGCGTAATACTAATCCGCAAATGTGGGTATATGACGAAATTGCACTAACTAAGACAGGTTTCACTAGTGCGGCAGGGAGATGTGTTGCTATGCTTGTAGAAAAAGATGGTATATTGTATTCTATTGTAGCACTTGGTCAATCAAATGTAAAAGAACGTAGTGCATTAGTATCTGATATGATGCACGAATTAAATATTAACAAATGAAGATATACAAAGTTAGTATACCCTGGAGGAAAGGTGACACAATAAATGACTGGGATAAAACCTGTGCTTGGGCAATAGAACAGTTTGGACTACCCGGAGGTAAGTATACAGCACATCCCACAGCCGACAATATGGACTTTATGTTTGTTGATGAAAAAGACGCTATACATTTTAGTTTAAGATGGTGCTGAAGTGAAACAAGTAACGTTATATATGGATGTTATTAGAACGTTAGAGATAGTTAGTGAATTAAAAAGGCACGGTTGGTTTATGGGTAAAGATTTTGATTTTGCTTACCACCAAAGTAAATGGGATGAAATGATTGGGGAAATCCCGAAACAAACAGTTTTCACTTTTTACAATGATAGCAATGCTAGTTATTTTATGTTGAGGTGGGGATGAGTATTCCAGAAGAAATTGTCAATCAAGTAGCCGATCAGATGGCTAAAGATATTGACACGCTAGTGTTAATGTCTGCATTGGGATGGATGGCATTTGAGTTTAGCGAAGGTAAAGTTTATGGACAAAAGTATTTGACTGCACAACCAATCATTGGTGCTAAATGGAAAGAAATGGAAGCATGGATGGTTGAAACATTTGGACCTACAGCACACGACGGAGTATGGACACCTAATATGCGATGGTATATGAATAATTCTAAGTTTTGGTTTCGTGACAAAAAAGATTTAGAGTGGTTTCTACTAAGATGGCAATAATAAATGAGCATTATGACCATGTAAACGGATGGGAAAACACTAAACCCGGATGGTATGAGTGTTCAGTTAGAGCAGAACATATTAACAAATACAATGAAATTACTCAGTGGTTAGTAAACAATGTAGGCAAATATAAAAGACATTGTAGATGGTGTGTTACTGATATTAATAAAATTAGTTTCAAGTTTAGATATGAGAGAGATTATATTATGTTTACGTTGAGGTGGAGTTAATGACAACAATACCTCACATACAAGATTATGATGACGATGATCCAAATATAGAACAACGTAAGAAACGTTGGGATTATTGGGCGGCATTAAAACTTGTGCGTAGAGAATATATGGAACAAAACAAAGAGTTTGATGCATATGACTTTGAAGATTACCTTGTAGGACAATATGGCTTAAAGATGAATATAGTTAATGGTAA